TAGATCCAGGCATTGCAAACCATGCGTTGAATACTGATGGATCTTTAAATCTATTTGGCGGTCCACTGAAAGCAGGAGATGTTGTATACGTCGATCCTTCTTACGTAAATATCGTTCAGTCTGAAAGTGATCTAACTTCTGGTAGTGTTACACTAAACTTCCCAGAAAATAATTTTGGAGATATTGATGCAATTAGAGAAGCATTAGAAAATAGAGTAGCAAATCCTCAACCAGGAGATCCTGCGATTACTCTCCCTTCTGTTAATTTCCCCACGCTCAAACTTACTGCAACTTTAGAAGTTTCTAAAGCAAAACCAAGACTTAAAACTGCAATTAAAAATAAGAGAATTATTGTTCAAGCAAGTGGAACTAATGTAGTTCCTTTCACTGGACAAGAGTATGAAGGCGATAGTATCCAGATTTCATCATATGCAGATGCTTTCAAACTTAGATATGTTTACGAAGGTTCTATTTCTTCTCCACCAAGTGTTGATGCAGGAGGAAACTTAGTTTCTGGAACTGATGTAACTAATAGATATACGTTTGATAATGGTCAAAGAGATACTCATTATGATATCTCAAGAATTGTATTGAAGCCAGGTCAAACTGCTCCTACAGGACAGTTAGTAATTGCTTTCGACTACTTTGAACATTCTCAAGGTGATTTCTGCACTATTGATTCATATTTACATGAAGCTGGTGTAAATGAGGAAGAAATTCCAACATTTAATTCAAGTGTAAATGGTTTGGTATCTCTTAAGAATGTCATTGATTTTAGATCAAAGGTTGACAATTCTAATATTGTTGCTGGTTATCTAGATAAGTCTCTACTTGCTCAGGATGATTATTTGTCATTCACAGGAACTGGTGGTATTGCATCAAGCACTCCTGCTGATGATGAAAATATTCCTTGGACTGTAAAGTATAATAAAGAGCAATACTTAGATAGAATCGATGGTGTTTATTTAAACACAGATGGAAACTTTGTTGTTAAAAAAGGAAACTCATCATTAAATCCATCAAAACCAGAGCAAATCAGTGATGCTATTCCACTATACTATCTTTATGTTCCTGCGTATACAGATAGTTATAGAGATGTAAGGATTATTCCTGTTGAGAATAAGCGTTACACTATGAAAGACATCGGTAAGTTAGATCGTCGTGTTGAGAGACTAGAGTATTATACATCATTGAGTGTATTGGAGCAGCAAGCACTCAATATGCAAATCACTGACGATATTGGTCTTGATAGATTTAAGTCAGGATTCTATGTAGATAACTTTGAAACTCACAAAGGAGATGTCAAATCAATTGATCATCTCTGTTCAATTGATACTCAGCAGTCTGTTCTCAGACCACAAGTTAATGAAGAAAGTCTTCTAGTAAAAGAAGTTAATACTAGAAACGATCAAAGAGAAGTAGATGGTTACGTCAACAACAATGGAGTTATTTCACTACCATTTACCGATGTCAGATTACTAGGAAATAGTTTTGCTACCAAGACTATTAATCCAAATCCATTTGTTGTTCTTCAATACGTAGGCGACCTTGGCATTAGTCCAAATGTAGATTCTTGGTATGATAGATCTATTGCTCCACTTGTAACCGATAACAATACTAATCTGTTTGTTCCATTCCTTGCGAAGGCAGATGTTACGGATGCTTTCTCAAGTCTTTATAATTCATTCATCGTTACATGGTCTGGAGCAGAAAGATCATTCTTCAATATTAATTCTTTATCAAAAACTAATAGTGAAGAGTCGGCATCTGAAGTTATTGATGCATCTGTAGCAAGTTCTTCGAACATCAGTCCTCTTAACAATGAAATTGCGAAAGGAGTTTCTACTAAGTCAAGTAGAGGAAAGTCTGTTGTAAATTCATTACAATACTTTGCTCGTAGTATCCCTGTTAAATTTGCTGTTCGTAGACTAAAACCAAAGACGGAAGTATATCTATTCTTAGAAGGTAAGAAGGTCAATAGATGGGCAGTTCCTGATATTAGATTTACAGGAGTTCCAGGTAATTCATTATCTACTTTCAATTCTCCAATCATTACAGATGAAAATGGTAATGCTAGCGGTTTAATTCTCATTCCTGCTGGCAAACCACCTAGGGAAAAAACTGCTTGGACTGGAGATGCAGAAACAGTAAGTTATGATGATAGTGCAGAAGAGATTAGAATTACTACAGGTGAAAAGACTTTAAGATTTACTTCAAGTAAAGTTAATGCAGATAAATCTGTTGTAGAAAGTTTTGCTGAGACTAAGTTTTATGCAACTGGTCTCCTACCAGAAAACCCTGGAACCATTATTTCCACAAAACCAGCATACTTCAAGTCAAATGAAGGCACTCAGTTAATTTCTAATAATACAGAGCAAGAACAAAAACCAAATCCACTTGCACAAACATTCAAAGTAGAAAACTTTGAAGGTGGAGTATTTACTACTGGAGTAGATCTGTTCATTGCCAAGAAGAGCGATACTATTCCTCTTCGTGTGTATCTAACAGATGTAGATTCTGAAAAACCAGGAAAAAATGTTATTCCTGGAACTGAAGTTGTTCTTGAACCATATACTTATTTGAAAGCATATGTTTCTGGAACTGTAACTATTTTGAAAGGTGAAAACATTATAGGTGTTTCTTCAAATGCATCTGGTCCCGTATTAAAAGTTCTTGATAGAAATAACAATGAATTGGCGGTTTCGGAAGATGGTGAAATCATTCTCACTAATGAACAAGTTTACACAATTATCCTAGAAAATAATAATGGAATTTCGTTTGTTCCTGATGAAGAGATTTCCGTTGCTTCTATTGTGACATTTAACAATGCTAACAACACTGAGTTGTCTATGCGATTGGCAAAAGATGCTGGTGTTGTTTCTGCCCTCAAGATTACCAATACTGGTGCAAACTATGACACTGCAACTATTACTATCGAAAGTCCAAGTCTTCCTGGAGGTAGTAATGCAACAGGAACTGTTCAAGTTTCTGATGGTCTAATTTATAATGCAAATATTACTCTTTCTGGAAGAGGATACACAGAACCACCTTCAGTTGTAATTAGAGGAAGTGGACTTGGCAATGCAGGAGCAATCATTGATACCGAAATCGAAATTACAGAACCTGCAGTTCGAATGGGTATTGCAGTTGATACATCTGGAGTTGTTGCATCGACCACTCCTTCGAGGTTTGAATTTGATTATCCTGTTTACCTACAGAATAACACAGAGTATGCTTTGGTTGTAGAAACAGATTCTCAAGATTATTTAATCTGGGCATCTAAGTTAGGTGAAACAGAGATTGCAACAAATACTACTGTTACTACAAACCCATCCTTAGGTTCTGTTTATAAGTCTCAGAATACTGGAACTTGGGTTGAAGATTTGTTTGAAGATATTAAGTTTACACTCTATCGTGCAGAATTTGATATCGTAAATACCGCCACTGTTGATATTACAAACAAATTAATTGGATATGAAAGAATGGCAGTAGATTCTCTAGAGACTTATGCGTTCGCAAACGCTAATGCAACTTCCACTCTCTTTAAAGCAAATAATAATATTATTAATGTTTCTCATAAGAACCATGGTTTCGAAGATGAAAAATCATATGTATTCTTCAAGAATCTAGATTCGACTGCTGGATTTACTCAAGGAACTCTAAACTCTACTCTGTTCAAAGTTTCTAATGCTGGTATTGACACATTTAATATTTCTGGCATTGGAAGAGCAGCAGATACTATTTTTGGAGGAGGAGATTCTGCATTGATTGCTTGCAATAAAAAGTTTGAAAGATTGTTAGCACAGTTTGCTTATATTCAAGCACCATCCACAAATATCGATACTTCTGTTAAGACAACCAATATTATTCCAATCGATTCTAATACTCAGAACTATACTTCATATTCAGTATCCAATTTTGAAAGAACATTCTTAAATGAAGAGCAGTTCTTTATCAATCAAAAAGTTGTTGCTTCTGATATCAACTCTCTACTAAATGGAGTTGGCAATAGTCTTGTTTATAGATTGGAAATGTCTTCCACTAAGTCATATCTTTCACCTATTGTTGATCTCAACACATCTTCCATCAAATTATCTACTAATAGAATTGAAAAAGGATCTGGTAAAGAAGACAGATTTGGTAAGAGATATCAAGAATTGCAATTCTATCCTGTATACAGATTTACTGTTGAAGGTAACGTCGATGAAAATGATGATACTGTTGCAATTATTGTTGGTCAAACAATCGAAGGTATCGGAAATTCGTCGTTAGGAATAGATCCTTCTGGATCTAGAGGTGAAATTGTTAGATATGACAATATTAACAATGCTATATTTGTAAAAGTCACTAATAACAATTTATTCCGTGCTAATGAAAATATATTCTTCTCAAGTCAATCTCAAGAAGGATCGAATTTTGGTCCAGTTACAGCGGTTGATCCAACGACTGGAGAAGAGACAACTTCATATCCATATCAACCAAGAGTTAGTGCTGCTGGTCTCAATAGAGAGTTGCCAGATTTTGACTTCAGTCAATTAGTCACTGCAATTAACCCATCAAATACTACAGAAAATTATGACAATTTAATTTCTGGAACTGTAGTTCTATGGGATGTTCCTTCTCAAACATTGAGAATTGAAAATGATACGCAACCAATTAATTTAGATTATACCAGTAGCAGTGAATCAGGAGTATTCATTAGACAGCAAACTGCATCTGAACAATTCGCCGATATCTTTAGAATTGGGGATTTGGTTTCTTGGCCAAATCTACCTGCTGGTAATGAGAAATTCTTTGAAGTTAAATCGATGTCTTTCTCCGATGGTGTCGATTTTGTCCCTGAAAATGGTGCTAAGAATAGTTCTGCTATTGCTAAGTATGTTACTAAAGAAATTAGTTTGGGCAATCAAGCATCAGCAATTGATGTAATTATTACTGCCAATGTAACTGATAGCAAGAATCTAAAAGTTGCATATAAGACTAAAACAACTTCTGTTCAAAAGTCATTTGAAAACATTAATTGGGCGCTGTTCAATGGAAATGGTTATGCAGATAACTTGAAACTTGCTACACCACAAAATACTATCTCTGCTCAAAAAGAAGAGCAATCTTCATATCAAGAGTTTAGATATACAGTTGATAATCTAGATGAATTCACTTCATTTGGTGTCAAAATTATTATGGAATCAGATGATCCTTCATACGTTCCTAAGATTCAAGATATTAGAGTGGTAGCATCACTATGATCAAAGTTAGAGGTCATGAAAACTTATATAGAGACCCCAATACTGGGGCAATAATTAACAATGAAAAACCTCCTTCTAAAGTTTTACACACTGCTATAAGTGACATAAATACTTTGAAGGAAGAAATATCTGAAATAAAACAACTCCTAAAAGAAATAGCACGCAATGGCAACTCTTAGAAACGTAGCTAAATCAGACACATTTGAGAAGCAAAGACAAACTATCAACCAAATTGCGAGCGACTTGTTTGCTATTGGTGGAGGAGGAAGTGATTTATCTACAGGACTTCTTAGACTAGGTGATGGAACCAGATCTGAACCATCTTTAGCATTTGTTAATGACACTTCAGTTGGTATCTTTAGACCTGGAACAAAAACTTTAGCATTTGTATCTGATGGTAAAAAACTTCAGCAGATTCAAAACGAATCTTCTTTGTTTTTTAGAAATTTAGTTTTACAAAAAAATATTTTAAATACTGATGGTCTATTAATTACTAATCAAGGACAAGATTATGATTCTGGATCATATGAAGATATTCCCGTTATTGGCGGAACAGGTCAAGCAGCAACTTTAAATTTAACAGTATCCCCTTATAACGGATCAACAACTTCTGGTAGTGGATATATTTTTACTGGAGAGTCTCTAGGAACTCCAACTTTTAATGATGTTGAATTAGTTAATGGAAGTGGATCTGGAATTGTAGTTACATTATCATTTACATCTGGGGGATTTTCAGAAACTGTTATCAATGATTATGGTGATGGTTACCAATTAGGAGATATTTTAACTGTCCCAGGACAAGTTACTGGATACAGCGGAACTATTAATGAGGAAGAAACTACCGTAACTGGTGCAGTTCCTGCTGGTGTTACTAGTGGTTGGATTGTTACGCAAACAGGAGGAACTGCAAGTTTAGAAACACCATTAGATGTTGATGGATTTCCAACTGATATTGTTATTCAAAACGTTGCTTTAGATAAATCATCTTTTGACTTGAATACCACTGCATCAGTAGGTGGAGGGGGAACTTTAACTCTAACTTTAACTCCTCCCTGGGGAAATACTGGTGTTGGATATGCTTTTACCATTGATGTTGTTGGCATTGTAACAGAAGCTTCTGTTAATCAGCCAGGAGAAGGTTATAGTGTCGATGACACTATTAGTATTTTTAATTTAGATTTAACATCACCAATTCCTTATCTTATAACAACTGAAGATATTGTAGAAATAACTTTTACAACTGATCCTTCTTCAGGAACTTTTGTAGTTGGACAAAGTTATAATTTTCAACAAGAAGATGCTTTAAATCCTGGAACATTTAATACAATTGTAGGAGTAGCAGAAGAAGTTGTCGAAGAAGGTGGTATTACTACTCTAGTAACATTCAGTTTTTCGGGAACTGATAGTGTAAGTTTTGGAGACACCGTAGGTTCATTAGAAATTCAAGAGACAAATACTGTTGCTAGATATTTAATTGATACTGGTGATGGAAATCCAACAAGAATTCCAGATTTACTTTTGTATGTAAATAATACTTACGAATTTGACTATTCTGGTGCCAGCTCTCACCCTCTTAGATTTTCAATTCACCCAAGAGGAATTTGGAATACCTATGAATTTTCTGCAAATTTAACAGAAGGATCTACTACTATTACTGTTGGAGATGGAACTAAAGTTCTAGTCGGGATGTCAGTTTCAATTTCTGAAGATGCAGGTATTGATGATACTGGAAATGTAGCTAGTGATACTTTTGTTACAGAAGTAAATGGAAATGTTGTAACTGTCGATACTGCAATTGTTAGTTCTGGACCCGCACCATTAGTTTTTGCTGGTGCAGAATATACTGGCGATGAAGTAACTGTTGACAACAACACTATTACTATTCAGCCTACTGCTTCAACACCTTCGACTTTATACTATTACTGCACACAACATCCAAATATGGGTGGTGTTTTAGGAGAAGAAGCGGTAATCACCATTAATCCAAATAACCCCAAAACTTTTGGTTCTGGGTTTGAAATTTTAGTTACTGAAATTACTTCAAGTGATAACGTTACTCTAGATGTAAGTTCTGGGGATGTAAATTCTATTTCCCTAACTTCAGAAACCGCAGATTTAACAACTGTAAATTCTACAGATGTATTTTCTGATAGATTTACTGCATCGGATGAAGTTAATACAGATACCATTACTTCACCTGGAAATTTACTTTTACAATCAACTGGTCTTACCAGTCCAGTAAATATTAAAGGTCAAAAAGTATCTATTCTCCCTCCATCTGAAAGTGCTCTAGCAAAAATTGAAATTATTGCTGATACTGGAGACGTTAATACATCAGGAACATTTAAGACTACAGGAATCTTTAACTCTTCTGATATTTTAAAGATTGAAAATAATAATATATTCACTACTGGAACTAATGATTTATTACTGACTCCAGCAGCAAACAGAATAGCAAAAGTTGATGCAGTTACTGCACTAATTATTCCATCTGGAAATACTGCAGCAAGACCTGGATCATCATTGGTAGAAAATGGTGCTATTCGTTATAATACACAAACCACACAGTATGAAGGATATAGTGATCAAACTAATTCTTGGTCTTCACTTGGTGGTATTAGAGACCTTGATGGTAATACATATGTAACTGCAGAAGAAACTGTAGGAGCAAACGACGATACGTTCTACTTCTACAACGGAAACGCAAACACTCTCAAAATTAGTCCAACAAGATTTAGTTTTGAGACTATGAAGCAGGTCGCTTCTCTCAACGTTTCTGCTCCCGAATATACAGAATGGAGATCAAACACTCCAGTTTCTGTGGATCAGTATCTCAAGCATCGTAATAATATTTACAAAGTAGTTGTTTCAGGTGTTACTGCTACTGATGGTAATGCACCTACACATACTTCTGGAACACTTCCAAACAATACTTGTGAACTTGAATATTTCACAACTGCTGTATCAAACTTATTATTCCAGGAAATTAATGAAGTTCAAATTGACCCATTTGGCGATACATATTTAACTATTAGTGGTGATTTGCGTCTTCGTAAAAATATCATTGCAACAGATATTAATGACCTGAAGTTACAACCTAATTCGGGTAA